TAGTGGCAAAATATAGGGATAATAAAATAAATCCTTTACTTTATCCTACAGTCATAGCAAAAGTAGCTAATGATTATAATAAAGCATTTGTTCTTGTTGAAATTAATGATATAGGACAACAAATAGCAAATACACTTTACATGGATTTAGAATACGAAAATGTATTAGCTGTAAGTTATGATGGTAAAACAGGTCAATTTTTATCTGCAGGTTTCAAAACAGGTACTTCTTTAGGTGTAAGAACAACTAAACAGGTAAAAAGACTTGGATGTCAATTATTGAAAGGATTGATAGAAAATAAAAAGTTTCTTATAAATGATTCTGATATAATTTCTGAATTGTCCACCTTTATAGAACAACGAGGATCATATGCAGCAGATTTAGGTTATCACGATGATCTTGTAATGACAATTGTATTATTTGCCTGGGCTTCTAATGAATTATATTTTAAGGAGTTAACAAATACTAATTTAAGAATAGATTTATATAAAAATCAAATTCAAGACATTGAGGATGATTTAACGCCTTTTGGCTTCATAGATGATGGTATAGATGATATGAAACCGGAAGTAGATAATATGAGTGGTGATATTTGGTTTCATAAGGATTTACAAGCTGAAATGGAAAAGCTTAAAGATAAATGGTATCAAAAGGCCTAAAACCTTATTTTTATAAATAAATAGAAACCGATCGGTTGACGGCATAAATAATAAATAGGGAGAAAAAAATGGCATTTCAACTCTCACCAGGGGTTTTAGTCACTGAGCGAGATTTAACTTTAATAGTACCTGCTGTTTCTTCTACAGCAGGAGCCTTTGTTGGGGCCTTTCAATGGGGTCCTGTAGATGAAGTAGTTCAAGTAGATTCAGAAAATGTTTTAGTTGATGTTTTCGGACAACCCAATGATAATACTTTTGCATCATTTTTTACTGCTGCTAATTTTTTATCCTACGGAAATAATCTTCAGGTTATTAGAGCAGTAAATAAAGGTTTAGCTAAAAATGCCATATCTAATTCTCTTGGTGTGGCACAACTAATCACAAATGATTCAGATTATGATTATTCTTACTCTAGCGGTAACGTATCATTAGGACCAGTGATAGGAAAATATCCCGGTGTGCTAGGTAATTCACTACAAGTTTCTATTGCAGATGGTGCTAGTTTTAGTAATTGGTTGTATGGTAGTCAATTTGATTCAGCACCTAGTACTTCTTTATATGTAGAAGAAGCAGGTGGAGCTCATGATGAATTGCATATTATAGTAATTGATGAAGATGGTTTATGGACAGGTTCAACAGGAACTGTATTGGAAAAATTTGCTAATCTTTCTAAGGCTTCTGATGCCAAGAAATTTGATGGATCCACAAATTATTACAAAAATGTATTAAATAATTCTTCAAAATATGTATTTTGGGGTTCTCATGCATCCACTGTTACCAATAATAACTGGGGGCAAACATCTGTAACTACTTTCGGTAATCTTAATGCCAATGTAACTGTATCCTTAGCTGGAGGTGTTTCTGCAGATGTTCTTACAGACGGTAATATAATGAACGCTTTTAATGAATTTGCTAATGATGAATTATATGATATTAGTTTAATACCACTTGGTAACGTAAGTACTACAGTAGCAACATTTGTAATTAATAATATATGTGAAGTACGCAAGGATTGTATTGCTTTCGTATCGCCTAATATGCCGAGTGTAGTTGGAATTACTAGTAATTCCACTGTTACTAATAATATTACAAGTTTTAGAGATGGACTTCCCTCCTCCTCTTATGGTGTAATGGATTCTGGATTTAAATATCAATATGATAGATATAACGATGTTTATCGTTATGTTCCTTGTAATGGTGATACTGCAGGAACAGTTGTAAGAACAGATTTCACAAATGATCCATGGTTTTCACCTGCAGGATTTAATAGGGGTCAAATTAAAAATGTAGTTAAATTAGCTTACTCACCAAGACAAACAGATAGGGATACACTTTATAAGAAAGGTGTGAATCCAATAGTAACTTTTCCTGGTCAAGGAACAGTTTTATTTGGGGATAAAACACTTTTAGCAAAACCAAGTGCATTTGATAGAATAAATGTTCGTCGTTTGTTTATAGTATTAGAAAAAGCTATAGCTACAGCATCAAAATTTCAATTATTTGAATTTAACGATGCATTTACCAGATCACAATTTAGAAATCTAGTTGAACCATTTTTAAGAGATGTGCAGGGGCGTAGAGGAGTTACTGACTTTAAAGTTGTTTGTGACGAAACAAACAATACTGGTGAAGTTATTGATCGTAATGAATTTGTTGCAGATATTTTTATTAAACCCGCTCGTGCTATTAATTTCATTAGATTAAACTTCATAGCAACTAGAACAGGTATCAACTTTGAAGAAGTTGGCGCTTAAGGAGAAAAATAAATGGCAACAACTTTTAATGTAAATAGTTTTAAAGCTGCTCTAACTCAGGGAGGTTCACGTCCAAATCAGTTCTTGGTAAATTTATCCTTTCCTGCCTATGTTGGCAATGGAGCTAATGCTGCTAGAGTATCTCCCTTACTAGTAAGTGTGGCAGAACTACCTGGCTCTACTGTGAATCCTGCTATTGTTTTTTATAGAGGAAGGGAAGTAAAATTTGCAGGTGATAGAATTTATGCACCTTGGACAATTACTGTACTTAATGATTCAGAAATGTTGGTACGTAAAGCAGTTGAAGAATGGATGAATGGTATGGATGATTTGGTAGCTAAAATAGGTAGATTAGTTCCTAGCGAATATCAAACAAATCTTGAAGTTTTTCAATTAGATCGTAACGGTAACGAAAAGAAAAAATATACTTTAAGAGATGCTTTTCCTATTGATGTTTCACCTGTAGGATTAGATTTTGGTGCTAATGATACTATTTCTACATTTTCTATCACTTGGCAATATCAAGATTATTTAACTACAGTATAATAACATTAAATATTCATGGCATTTTCGTTATTTGGTTACACTTTAACTAAAGATGAGCCTTTAAATCTTGAGGTAAGAAAAAATACTTTTATACCTCCTGATGATGATAGTGGAGCATCTACAGTATCAGGTGGCGGCTATTTCGGCACATATGTCGATTTAGACGCCACTGCTAAAAATGAATCTGAAGTAATTACTCGTTATCGTGAAACATCTTTATATTCCGACGTATCAAATGCTATCGACGAAATAATTACAGAAGCTATAGCTGGTACAGAGGAAGAAAAATTAGTTGAAATAAATTTGGATTCTATTAATTTATCTGATAACATTAAATTAAGTATATCTAGTGAGTTTAAAAATATTTTAAAAATGTTAGAATTTAAAAGTAGGGGTGCAGATATATTTAGAAGATGGTATATAGACGGTAGAATTTATTATCAAAAAGTGATAGATAATAAAAATCCTAAACAAGGTATAGTAGAATTACGTTATATAGATCCTCGTAAAATTAAAAAAGTAAGAGATATTAAAAAGGAAAGATTACCTTCAGGTATAGACATTATTAAAAGTATTGAAGAATTTTATGTATATAACGAAAAAGGATTAAAATATAATCAACAATATGGTAATGTTCCAGGATTAAATCAAGGTATAAAAATTTCTCCTGATACTATAGCTTTTGTGTCTTCTGGTTTAATGGATATGGAAAAAAGTATAGTTTTAGGATACTTGCATAAAGCAGTTAAACCTGCCAATCAACTAAAGATGATGGAAGATTCATTGGTGATTTACAGAATATCGAGAGCACCAGAAAGAAGAATATTTTATATTGATGTAGGGAATTTGCCAAAGATAAAGGCAGAACAGTATTTAAAAGATGTCATGAATAAATATCGTAATAAAATAGTTTATGATTCTAATACTGGAGAAATTCGTGATGATAGAAAATTTATGAGTATGCTAGAGGATTTCTGGCTTCCGAGAAGAGAAGGGGGTAGAGGAACAGAAATTACAACTCTTCCTGGAGGTGAAAATTTAGGACAAATAGATGATATAAATTATTTTAAAAATAAATTATACCAAGCATTAAATGTTCCTATAACTAGATTAGAAGCATCCTCTGGATTAAATTTTGGTAGAGCAGCAGAAATAACTAGAGACGAGTTAAAATTTGGTAAATTTATAGATAAACTTAGAAAAAAATTTAATGATTTGTTTCAAGATATTTTAAGAACTCAACTTATATTAAAGGGAATAATGACTAATAGTGATTGGGAGGAAATTAAGGAAGATGTATATTATACATATGCACAAGATCGTTATTACTCTGAATTAAAAGAAACTGAAAACATAAAAAATCGTGTAGAAATACTTAGCCAAATTGTACCTTTTGTAGGACAATATTTTTCTAAAGAATACGTAATGAAAAAAATATTAAGATATAATAAAGAAGAAATAGAAAATATAGAATCACAACTGCAGGGTGAAGGACAAACTACCAGTCCTGAAGTCCAACAATAGGAGTAATTATGAATACTGATGCAGTAGAACAAGAAGATGAAATAGAAAATGAAAATTTAGAAGATAGTAATAACGAAATAGACGTAATGGTCAATCATATCATTCAAGGCGATAATATTGAAGCACAAAATATTTTTGGACAATTAATGTCAAGAAAAGTATCTGATGCTTTGGATATAAACAAATACGATATTTCTCAACGATTGTTTTCAAAAGAAGAATAATGAAAATATTTAAAGAAGTTAGAGAAAATTTTTTATTAGAAGTATTAAAATCTTCTGATCCGACTAGTAAATATATTAGTGACTTTGTACATAGTGATAATCCCAAGTTTAAGGGAAAAAGTAAAAAAGAACGTATAAGAATGGCTCTTGGTGCAAAATATGCTACTATGAAAAAGGAAAATAATGAATTATTTATAAAAGATTTGCCAACTAACGATGTGGTAGAAGATGTATATAGTGACAGAGCTAAACGAGCAATAAAATACAAAGAACTTGATCATGAATTAAGACATGAAGTTGATCGACCTAGTTATCGTGCCCCTCAAATAAAAGAACCACATTCTGTACATATTAATGGTAAAAAATGGAAGACATTTGATACTAAAAATCATGCACAAAATGTAGCAAATAAAATTAAAGGTGCCACAGTTCATAAAGAAAAAAGTATGTCAGAGGAATTAGTCATAAAGAATAATTTACACTATTGCGCTAAACATGTATATTCAGATATTTTTGGTGAAGGAATAGTAATAGAAGGTGAGCATGCTGAACCTAATGAATCTGGTAATATAGAATGGTATACTGTCAAATTTGATCATGGTAACGAGATTATATTTACTGAAGATTTAGATATATTGATTGCAGAATACCACAAAAACCATAAAAAGAAAAATAACAAAACTAATACTAAAGAAACATTATACCCTAATCAAAAAAAATTAGATGTTGCTTATCCCAAGGGTAAACTTACAGCAGATGATTTTGCTAAATTGAGAGCTATGAGAAAAAGGAAATAAAAATGCCTGTTACAATAACTATACTTAAAAAGGTAAGACAACAAGCAATAGTAAAATTTATTGGTGACGGCAC